CCAAGCCTATCTAATGCACTATCAACTCCTTTTACTTGCTTCTCAGCTTTCTTTGCACCTATGACACCTACCTTAATTAATAAATCTTTAACTGCCATTTTTACCTACTTCAAATTTTTTAATTCTTTCTAATTCATCATCTATTATGTTGAAACAGTCTAATGTCCAAGCATCAACAGAGTCTAAATTATTTGCTAATGGTATATTAAATTTTTTAACTGAAAAGTAATCTGTAATCATCTGCCAACACCAATCTGATATAATAAAGGAAGGATTGCAAAAAAAAGGCATTTGGAAATATAAACTTTGCCCAATGTCATAACCTCTTTCAATAGATTCATCAATAACTCTTTGAATCTCATCTATTACATCTTCCTTTGTTTCATACTTAACCTTCTTCCTTAGTACAGGCGACTGAGATTCATAAGGTAACTCTAATTGATTGTTTGATAATCCATAAGTAGAAAACCAAACTGCACACCTCAATCGCCAGTAAGGTTTCCCAAATCTAATCCCATATATGCACCAATGATTGCAGTTAATACTTCATCTTCTTGCACAGCAGATAAGTTTTCTAATGCCTTATCTGCATTTTTATCATCACCAAAAGCAAGTAGTGTAAATTCATCACCAAGTTCATGTAATTTCCCAGAATCTTGAGAAGTAAAAACTTCCTTAACTCTTTTATAGAACTTTCTTCTTTCTTTTCTTGTGATGTCCTTTACTTCAAACTCACCATACTTTGTATCAACAATCATAATTACCTCCCAATTAGATTACATTGCTGTTAATGCAGTATTCTCAAATGTTTGCAGTTTAAATGCTTCAGCACCAACATTTTGTACACACTCAAATTCTAGTGTATGAAACACACCATTTTCAGATAAGTCCTGACCAGGATCACCAGTGTATTGAATCTCTGCTGTTATTTCCATTTCACCTGAAGCATCTGGTTCACTATTGCCACAAATCATATTTAATGAAAGTGTGTCACCATCTAAGAAATCTTGAATCACATTTGTTCCAGCACTATAATCATGGTTATCATCATATTTAATTGTAAGGCTTCCTGTAACAACATATTCTGGAAAAGCATACACTTCAGCATTTCCATTTGTGTCATATCCAACCCTATTAACACCATTAGATATGTTGAAAGAAAATGCTTTCATAATAAATTCTTGATTAGCATTTGCTTCAGAATCAAGTGTGGTTGTCACAAAATCCATCACATTAAAATAGGTGGTTTGAGCATCTACCCAAGTACCATCAAAAGTCTGTTCTAATTTAGTTGCCCCTGTATTAGTTAAAACAGGATTACTAAATCCACTGAAGTAATTACCACTCATTGTTACCAAACCATTATTGCCACTTACATCACCAGCGATGGTTAAATCACTAACAATCACACCAGTAACTAAAATACCCTCACCAGCATTAGGATAATAAGCTAGGTTACAACTATGTGGAACACCACTAGAAATTGAACCACCTATTGAAGATGGGTTGCTTGTACCATCAATTTCCATTTCATGTAAAGTTGAACCACTTGTACCACTTTCTTGACCAACCAACATAGCGTGTTGCACTAATGTTTTTGGTGTTGCTAACATATCAAAAGGCATGGTAATTGTACCACCTTTTAGATTAGTAACTGTATCAGCGGCATTTTTTACAAGCCCTCTTCCACTTAACAATCTTGATTCTCTGTTTATATTAAATGTTGGTTTTTGAACTTGTACTGCTGGTTGTGTAATAAAAGCAGTTCCATTATTGCCACCATCTGTGTCTAATCCTACTCCAAAAGCTGTCTCTGCCTTTAAGCCATATTTGACATTACTTATTGGAAGCACTCTTGTATCAGCCATTATTTAGCCTCCTTCTTTGATTTTCCTTTTACTTTCTCAACAACTCCCATATCAAGAAGTTCTTGAGATACTTCCTCAGTTGCCTCTATGACTTCACCAGACCTGAGTTTATCCAATGAACCTTTATCACAAAGAACCCCATTAGGGTTTACTCTGTGCAATTTTTCTAATTTGCCTTTTATCTTCATGTTATAACCTCAATACTATTGCAATTAAAATTAGCTACACCTCTCAAAAGGGTGTCATCATCTTCATCCCTTATATATTCAATGCTTGTAATATGTGCATCAAACCATACAGAACCATTATTATAAATTTTATTATTAAATATTAATTTTTTTAATCTTTCCATCACCAATGCAATTTGCCTCATATTAAGTTTGGTATATTGACCACCAATCTTTAGTTGATATGATATTTCAACATTGTATTCCCTTTGCTGACCAGTTGAAAGAAAAGTAACAAATTCATCTGATGTAGGAACAAGCAAGAATGATTGATTACCCCTATGCTCATCATAATGAACTGGTGTATCAAATTCACCATTAATGACTGTTGCCAAACTTTCCATAATGTTATCATAAAATACATTTGTGAAATCTACTGGCATTAGTATCTACTGGTTCTAACTGTTTTAATTGCAGACAGCCTTTCATCAATCTCACCTGACACTTCAAGTTCCCACTCATCGCTTGTAGTATATAATCCGGGGCTAAACCTGACATACATATTGTGACCAATCAACTGCCAATACCCATCAATGATTTCATCATTTGCCATTTGTTCTAGTTTTAATCCATTTTCATTGCCTATAAAAGTATTGAATTTGACACTTGTGTTAGCTGTTCCAGCAGTAAATGTTCCACCATTACTGATAATAATTTTAATAACATCCCACGGATAAGATGACCTACCTCTTATATCTACAATGCCACCAGTGGTATTTGCATTGACTGAAACTGGTCTTAATATACCTCTGTATTTGTTTTCATCTTCATGTTGGTATAGTGTTATCTCACCTTTTCTAAGTCTATCAAGAAAGCCTGTTTCCTCATCATTCATTGCTTGTGATTTTATCTGGTCTGCTTTTTCAAAATCATGTGGTCTTACTAGGCTTTCTACTGCCATAATGGCTGTTGATCTCACAATAATCTCTGGGTAATCATTACCAACAGCATCCGCAGTGCCAACTCCCTTGTTAGGGTATATGGGAAAGGGGAGGTAACTTCTAACAAAGTCACTGGCACGCTTGACTGCCTCAGTCTTTAAATCGCTCCAGTCTCTGGATGCCTCAAACACACTACTATTCAGTGTATTGATGCTTGTGCCTTGAAAATAATATTCAAGTAAGTCTGTTGAAGCTGTATATCTGTATTCATCATCTGAACTTGGTTGGCTTGATGTTGCAGTTAATTCTTTACCATCCTTATAAACCTGACCACTGCAATCCCCTGTATTATATAAGTAAAAAAGGTGGGAAGTTCCTGAAGCCACCCAGTTACTTGTCAAAACTTTTTTATGGTCAAACTCACCCAAATAAGGCTCAATAAATGTAAGGTCTGTTGTAGTATTGCAGTAGCTTGGTTGATATGTACTCATGCCTGTGCCTCTGGTTTAAATGGTTCAAATCCAACAATCTCCAATTCTAGGCTTCTTATTCCTTCTATAATGTTTATTAGCATTTCTTTCTCATCAATACTTGTATTGTCTAAAATTATATTTGATAAATCAATTTGCCTTGCTAGTTCTTTACACCTCATAATTACATCAAAAGCATTTATGTTTTCTTCCTTAGTCCTTATTTCTTTGATCTTTTCCATTTTAAGTACTCTGCACCTTCATAGGCATTAAATATGGTTGTAATAAGCCTATTATCATCATCCTCATATTGTGGATCAATGATTGTAACTGGTGCATTAAAGATGTTTTTGTCATCTAATCCTAACTTATCAGCATAATTATCTAAAATCTTAAAACTTGCAACTTGCAAGGCATGAGAAATTAACCCTGAAGCTGGGTCTTTTAAAACTTGATACCCTGAGACATGGGTATGTCCACAAGTAAGAATGTGGTCTTTCCATCCCATTTGAGCCGCTTTGGCAACCCCATGTGCTGTATTCCACATTGAATTGCCCTTGAAAGTATGCCTAGCATTGATTCTGATTTCTTTACCATTAGGGAATCTTAGATTCAACCTAGCACCCCATTTCTCATAAACACCCTTGTGATCCCTCATTATAAAATCTAAAGGATCACCATCACCTGACCAAACATCGTGGTTTCCAGCTATCAAATAAAGCCAATTAACACTATTCACAAAGTGTTCTGTAAGTCTCCATGATTCTTTGGCTGTTGTTGATTGTTGCCCATACAAAAAAGATAATCTACCAATCCAGTTATTTTGCACATCACCTAAGTTACCAGCAAACATTCCATCTGTTTTATTAATCAAATCACATAAGGCATAAACATCAGCAATGTTTGTTCCATCATCATCAATGTGTGGATCACCAAAATGACAAATACCTATTGCTCCTTTGGTTTTTATATCAAGATTAATTAACTGCCTAGATTCTTTGCCTTTTACTTTTACTGAGTATTTTCTTTTCCTGTGTTCAATAAGTTCTTCAATAGGAATGTAATCTGGATCAGTTATTTCTTTTACAAACTCAGCCTTTTCAAGTATGCTTGGATTGACAGTTCTTTTGCCACAAGAATTGCACATCCATTGTTGTCTTTTGGATTTTGCTCTATATAAATAGCCATGTTTTCTAATACTTCTACTACCACAATATTTACAACCAATTACATTGCCATCAATATCTTGAACAATGTCACTAGCCATATTTCATGACTACTTCTTTAAAGTGTTCTTCAGTTC